TCACTCTGAGGGCGTTTTTATTCTCTCGCGGCGGTTCTTCAGCGCCCGGCGCACAAACAGAAAGAACAGCGCACCTAACGCACACCAGAAAACGCCACTCAGCAGCCAGGCCAGCTCCTGCACCATCGTGCGTGACGGGATAAACATCATCCGCATCACCACCAGACAGACCGGCGCGGCCAGTATCGCCCCAATCAGCGGCCTGATCACCTCTCCGCCACGGGAGAAGAAGCTGGCAGCGATACCTGGCAAGGTGAAGAAGAGTAATCCCAGCCCAGGGTAGCCTGCTGACATAAACGCCCCCCTCACCCTGAACGTCAGACAGACGCACACCGTGGTGAACAGTAAAAAGCAGCAAGCCACGCCAAACCAGTTACGTTTAATATTCACTCTATCCCCCTGCCAGTGCGGACAAATACTTTTTTCGCCCCGTGGACGCCAATTAGTTGAGTCACCCGGCATTCCTTGCCAAAATCAGCACGCCATTACGTCATCGCTATCAAAGGGTGATATTTGTTAAAAATTAACTAATAGTTTGATATTACTTTGTGGGATATATTATAATGCGCGATCGGGAGCGTTACTCCTTCTCTTACAGTGCAAAACAGTAGCCTAAATATCCCACCCCTTCAACCACTTACTGGTAAACGAAAAGTTATCCTCCGTGAACATAAACGTCGCAGAATTGTTAAACGGGAATTACATCCTGTTATTATTTGTGGTACTGGCTCTGGGTCTTTGCCTGGGTAAATTACGTCTCGGGTCGATCCAACTCGGTAATTCTATTGGCGTTTTAGTCGTTTCGTTATTATTAGGCCAGCAGCATTTCAGTATTAACACCGACGCCCTGAATCTGGGCTTTATGTTGTTTATTTTTTGTGTCGGCGTCGAAGCCGGGCCCAACTTTTTTTCTATTTTCTTCCGCGACGGCAAAAATTACCTGATGCTGGCGCTGGTGATGGTGGGCAGCGCACTGCTCATCGCGCTGGGTTTAGGCAAACTGTTTGGCTGGGATATCGGCCTGACGGCGGGCATGCTGGCCGGGTCGATGACCTCCACGCCGGTGCTGGTGGGTGCCGGAGATACGCTGCGCCATCTCGGGCTGGATAACGCCCAGCTGTCGCTGGCGCTGGATCACCTCAGCCTCGGCTATGCCCTGACCTATCTGATTGGTCTGGTGAGTTTGATTGTCGGCGCACGCTATCTGCCGAAACTGCAGCATCAGGATCTGCAGACCAGCGCCCAGCAGATCGCCCGCGAGCGCGGTCTGGACACTGACACCAAACGCAAAGTCTATCTGCCGGTGATCCGCGCCTACCGCGTCGGCCCGGAGCTGGTGGCCTGGGCCGACGGTAAAAATCTGCGCGAGCTGGGCATTTATCGCCAGACCGGCTGCTATATCGAACGTATTCGCCGTAACGGCATTCTGGCTAACCCGGACGGCGATGCGGTGTTGCAGATGGGCGATGATATCGCACTGGTGGGTTATCCGGATGCGCACGCCCGTCTCGATCCGAGCTTCCGTAACGGCAAAGAGGTGTTCGACCGCGACCTGCTCGACATGCGCATCGTCACCGAAGAGATCGTGGTCAAGAACCACAACGCCGTGGGCCGCCGCCTGGCCCAGCTCAAGCTGACCGACCACGGTTGCTTCCTCAACCGGGTGATCCGCAGCCAGATTGAGATGCCTATCGACGACAACATCGTCCTGAACAAGGGTGATGTGCTCCAGGTGAGCGGCGACACGCGCCGCGTGAAAACCGTCGCCGACCGCATCGGCTTTATCTCCATTCACAGCCAGGTGACCGACCTGCTGGCGTTCTGCGCCTTCTTTATCGTCGGCCTGATGATCGGGATGATCACCTTCCAGTTCAGCAACTTTAGCTTCGGCATCGGCAACGCCGCAGGCCTGCTGTTCGCCGGGATCATGCTCGGCTTCCTGCGTGCCAACCATCCAACCTTCGGCTATATCCCTCAGGGCGCGCTGAACATGGTGAAAGAGTTTGGCCTGATGGTATTTATGGCGGGCGTCGGGCTGAGCGCGGGCAGCGGTATCAGCCACAGCCTGGGCGCAGTGGGCTGGCAGATGCTGGTGGCCGGGTTAATCGTCAGCCTGGTGCCGGTGGTGATCTGTTTCCTGTTCGGCGCCTACGTGCTGCGCATGAACCGCGCCATGCTGTTCGGCGCGATGATGGGTGCCCGTACGTGTGCCCCTGCAATGGAAATTATCAGCGATACCGCCCGCAGCAACATCCCGGCGCTGGGCTATGCCGGCACCTACGCCATTGCTAACGTGCTGTTAACCCTTGCGGGGACCTTGATCATCATCATCTGGCCGGGGCTGGGATAAGAGAGAAATTTGCGCAATGGCGAAAAAATTTTCGCTATGCGCAGAACTTTTCTGTCATCCGTCAGTCATAACTATTGCCACTGCTTTTCTTTGATGTCCCCAATTTGTGGAGCCCATCAACCCCGCCGTTTTGGTTCAAGGTTGATGGGTTTTTTGTTTCCTGAAATTCAAAACCCTTAAAATCAATCACTTATAACACCACTTTTCCATACATGGCGACAAAGTGGCGGCAGCGCTAAAACCCTCCGCAAAAACCTGAGTTCGATTCCCACTGATTTATCGCCCTCCTCACTACCAAAAACCATCGATTCCTGGCAACAAATGAATAAAATCAGAAAAAAGAGTTAGCAAGGAAAGCCGAATGTTCGAATTTTACCCCGAGAAAACTTACAGCAGAACGGAAGTCATGAGTAAGCCAACGCCAGTTCCTGCAGTGAACGGCGTCTATTTTTGGTGGTTCAAAGAAATCCCCCCGGGCGTACCGGCAGAGGGTTGCATTACCTGTAACGGCCACACGCTACTTTACGTTGGCATTTCGCCAGATCATCGCGGGAAACCAAACAGTCGTTCGAATCTGAGAAAACGAATCAAAATGCACTATAGCGGCAATGCTGCAGGCTCAACGCTCAGGCGCACACTTGGCGTGTTACTAAGCGATATCAGCTGCTTTCCCCTGCGCAGGGTTGGATCTGGCTCCAGAATGACATTCACTCATCCAGGCGAACAGTGGCTTGATGCCTGGATGGAAAAGAATGCCAAAGTTCATTGGATACCTGTCGAAGCGCCATGGGAACTTGAGGACATGCTAATTGCATCGATTCCCCTACCATTGAACATTCAGGGGAATGCTCATGATTTTAAAATTACGCTTTCAGGAATGCGTAGCCAGGCTGCAGCAGAGGCAAGATTGATGGAGATTGCTGATGAAAGGGGTTTTAGAAGACGACTACTGACGCAGTAATAAACTACGCCAGTAATCCTTGATCAGTAAGCTAATTGTTCCTGCATTCCTTTCGGATGAGGTGGTGCAGCGCTGATTTTTTGCGGGCGGCACACAGAGCGAACAAAAGTCTCGTGCGTCACGAACGTATGACCGCACTCAATATTGGTGCACTGGTTATATCGTTCTTTGGTTTCACTGGAAACCTGAAAGCTACTTCGTGTATGCGCGGCCTGGCCGCACATCGGACAATTCATCATTTCGTTCAGCCCTCATTCTTAACCAGTTCGCAATAATGATACATCATTGTTCTCAATATGAAACTAATCATTCAATTTCGAACTCATCTATTTTTACTTCAAGATCCAGACTTGTGGTAAATCCACTGTCCGGGTTGACGGTATGCGTCAGCGTGGTGATGATCCACTGCGCATCATCAATGGGCTGCTTAAAGCCGCTGACCTTCACCGGCATTTCCGTATAGAGATCGGCCCTGCCTTCTGCAAGCTGCAGGGAAAATGAAGCCACCCCGCGCTGCAACCGTTCCCACTGCATTTTTGCAGCCCGTTCAGCGTTAGCCCTAGTTGCATAGGTCCGGTTGAGTACCAGCACGTTTTCATCCGTACCAACCAGGTAATCCCCCTGTTTATCCTCCGGCTCCTTTGGTTTCGCGGTCTTCCTGCTGCGGCGCTTAACTTTTGTTGTTTCTTTTTTCTTTGGCTCCCGGGTATGCAGCCAGCTGGCAATAACGCCGGTATAAGCGCCACGATCTGCCAGGGTGAAGCGGTGGCCGTCACCATCCTTTCGCGTGATGGTCACAATCGGCAGCGGCTTTCCGCTTGCCGTTCTCCCCTGCCCCTGCCGGATAAACAGCAGATTGCCGCTTTTGACTGAAGCTATAGCCCCGTACTGGCGGGCCAGTTTCATCAGAAAACTCGCGTCGCTTTCGTTCGTCTGGTCCAGGTGATCCAGCGGCCGCTCTGACAGGTCCTGACCGATAGCCATTTGCAGATTATGGCGGGTGGCGATTTCCCTGATAACCTCCCCCACGGTTGTCTGATGCCAAGACTTTTCACGGCGGATATTCAGGGTTGTGCGGAAATCAGCACTGCGGGCGCGAATCGTGAGGCGATCCGGCGCGCCGCTGTGTTCAATTTCATCCACCGTAAACGAGCCCTTAGGGAAAAGTGGCTGCCCTTCCCATCCCAGCGCAAACTGAATGACCGCCCCGCGACGCGGCAGGACAATCTGCCCGTCCGCATCGTCCAGTTCCAGATCAAGCTGGTCCGCTTCAAAGCCCCGGTTATCGGTGAGCGTCACGCCCATTAGGCGATTATCCAGCACGGTTGTAACGTCCTTACCTTCGATAACAATACTGAAGGCCGGGCTTTTTCCGTACAGGCTAAGGAGTTCAGAGCTGAAATTCACTGCAGTAACCCTCCAACCGTATTATTAATATTCCCTATTGCAGACGATGCGGAGTCTTTCAGGTTACTGAGCTGGTCGCTCAGGCTGCCGAACATATCTGACAGCGATTCATCCACCCGCTTGAGGGTCAGCGTGAACTCAATCCGCCGCGGCATCCCGCTTCCGAAAAATTCCGTCTTTGTCTGGCTCAGGCCCTCAATCACAAACATGCCGTATATAGTCCCGCTGCCCTCAATCAGGGGCCATGCCTTGCCCTGTTCCGCCATCTGCTCCAGCGCCAGTAGAGACAGCCTGCCCCCGGTGATTTCCGGCAGCAGGACACCTGACAGCGTCAGCGAGTCGTTGTCCGGGCCAAGAAACTGCGTTGACGGGCGGCGATTGATGCGGCTGTTAACCGCATGCCGCCAGTTGCGCTGATACTGCAGCTCCTGATACGGCACCGTGCGCAGCATGAAAACGTATAGCCCCAGCACCATCATCATGATTCATATCCCCCCTGGTCACTGTAATTGCTGCGCGCCTTCGCGCGGGTGCGGCGTTCGCGCTCGTCGAGCTGGCGGGCAACTTCGCGCGCAATATCCTGCGGGTTCTGCCCTGGCTGCGCATGAATTGTGATCGGCGCGTGCGTTTCAAAGTGCATTACTGCCGGTGCGCGCTCCGCCTTCGCGGGCTGGCTCTGTTTGTACGCCATGGCGGGAAGGCTGAACGGATGCAGGGGGGCGGCTTCTGCAGGTGCCGCCGCCATGCCCAGGGTTCCGGCCACAACCGATGCCAACGCTGCCGTGCGCCGCCTGCTGGTCACGTTTGCCGGGCCGTTCACAATTTCGGGGCCATTCTCTCCGACTATGCCAAACTGGCCGCGCGGGATAGCCCCCCCGTTGTCATACATCCCCGCAAACCCCATCGTCGGGAATCCGCCCGGCGGCAGCACCACTTTCCCGTCACTGTTCACCGTGGCAGGCTGCTGCTTCACCACCTGGTCCGGCAGCTTCGCTTTCGCAGCTTCCTGGCTGACAATGCCCAGCTTTTCAAGCAGCCACGTTACGCCCGACTTCAGCGACTCCAGCGGTTGCATCACCATGTTCAGGCCTTCAGCCAGGGCCTCACCAAACCTTTTTCCCATGGCGGCCGCGTTGTTCAGCTCCTCAGCCGTGGATTTAACCGGCGTCAGCAGATCCCGGAACCATCCCCAGAGCGCCTGCACCTTATCCCCTATCCACTGGAATAAAGGCCGGACAGGCTCAAAGGCTGCGCTGATGGGGGCGGACGCAGCCCTGAACCCTTCCACCACACCGCCCAGGAAAGCGCCGATTGGCTGCCAGTATTTCCAGATGACCATTGCCGCACCCGCAAACGCAGCAACTGCCAGGCCTACGGGACTAAGTAGCGCACCCAACAGTCCTGAAATACCGAACAGTGCGCCGCGAAGTAAGGCGAGCGGACCGGATACCAGAAAGCGCAGGACGCCCCCGGCAGCGGTCAGCCCTCCACGAAGCGCCGCCAGGGGATTCATCACCGCTGCTATCACGCTGCGCGTTCCGGCCATTCCGGCGCGCAATACTGCCAGCGGCGCACCCGCCACCGCTTTCAGTGCATTGCCCACGAGTCCGGCTGAACGCTGCAGGGCATTCAGTGGGGCAGTAAGCAGGCCAGTGTTAGCCCCCGTGGAAGCCATTCCGCGCCGCAACAGGGAAAGCGGCGCATTCGCCAGCCATGTCAGTGCGCTGCCGGTGCGCGTAACCGCCGTGAATACAGACGGCAGCGTTTTTACGCCGAGCATGGAAAAGCCAAACCGCAAAACCGCCAGCGGCCCCAGCACAGCCGCCACCACAACGGCTAACGTACCAAGCCCAAGCGTGATCGCAGCGGTAGCGGCTGCCACTTTCATCAGCGTACCTGCCAGCTGCGGATTAACTTCAATCCAGCGCCGTAGCGCCCCGGTTACGCTTTTCACATAATCCATGATATCCATCAGCGGCTGGCGCAGCGTTTCACCCAGGCTACTGAAAGCGTTCTGCGCCCCCGTTTTTACCAGCATCCACTGCGCAGAAAGGGAATCCCGGTTGATGTCGGACTCTTTCTGCATTGAGCCGTTTGCGCCACTACCCGCAGTGAGCTGCAGCTGGCGGCGCAGCTCCGGCAGGTTGTTAGCCAGCTTTGCTGCATCATCGCCATATTCCTTGCCAAACAGCATTGTCATAGCGGACAGGCGCTTGTCCTGCGGCAGCTTTTCCACCTTTTCCATCACCCGCAGAATGGTGCCCATGGCATCCTTCGTCATCTGCTTTTCAAGCTCTTCAGGCCTGAGCTTCAGCATATCCATGCCATCCATAAAGCGATCACTTTGCATGGTGGCAATGGACAGCTCACGCACCATGGCGTTTGCGGCACTGGCTGCCACTTCCGGCGCTGCGCCAAGTGACAGGAACGTGGAGCCAAGCGCCGCAGCCTTGCGAAAGTCCAGACGGTCAGCCACGCCCCCCATGCGCTGCAGCACGTCGATAATGTCCGCACCCTTTGACATGGCATTATCGTCCAGGTAGTTCAGCGCATCGCCGAGCTGCTCAATATTGCGGGTCGGCACCTTGTAGAGACTGGCGATTTTACCCAGCCCTTCGGACAGTTCATCCGCGGGCAGTTCAAACGCGGTTGCAGCTTTGGCTGCCGTACTGGCAAAGGCCAGAAGGTCACGCTTCTGGTCTTCCCATGAATCATTCGGGTTCGCCACGTTCATGCGCGCGCCACCTTCGACCAGGGCGGCATAGTCCACCGCGCCATTTTCCATGGGCAGCTGTTCACTGGCAGCCTTGATCGCATCCTGCATTTCATAGAACCGGGCGGTGCGGTTGCCGTCATCGTCACGCAGTCCATTGACCTGCTTTGCCACGCCTTTCATGGCGTCTTCCATGCTGGCATAGCTTTTCACCGCCGCCACGACCGGCGCGCCCATTGCCAGCCCTGCGGCTGAGGTCGTGGCCCCGGCTCCGGCGATGCGGTCCCGCACTTCAAGGCTGCGGGAATACTGCTCCCTGACAGCATTAACCCTGGCCTGTTGCTCACCGAGCCGTTTAAGGGATTTCTGCTGACGGTCCAGCGCCTGCCGGGTTTCGTCGGCATTCTGGCGCAGCTCGCACTGGGCGCTGCTGAGCTTACGGGTATCCATCCCGGCCTCGTTCAGCGCAAGGCGTTGCTTCTGCACCGACTGGCGCAGGCCGTTGTATTTAGTCTGCAGCTCCGACACGCGGTTTCTGGCCTGCTCAAGCAGGCGCGCCTGCGCCGCCGTCGGGCGGTTTGTATCGGTAAATTGCGTGGCGAGCCGGGCCGCTTCTTCGCGGGCGGCTTTAAGGTTGTTACCGGTGACGGCCAGCTGCGCGCTGGTTTTACGAAAGCCTTCAATTTTGCCCGCCTGCACATCCAGCTCTTTCAGCCTGGCGCGGCTTTGTTGAATGGCGGTAGCCAGCTCTTTCGAGCTGGCCTGCGCAGTACGGAATGGGCGGGTGAGTTTATCAACCGCATTAAGAATCACCTGCAGACGCAGGTTAGTGTCACTCATCGCTGGCCCCGCTTCTCTGTATCGCTTTATGCCGCCACTCCAGCACTTCGGTCAGCGGCATAACGTCAGTGACGGACGGCGGCCAGTGAAAAATGGTGGCGATGTCAGCCACCAGATCGTCAACCGTCAGGCTGTCGGTAAACCGGCAAGCACCGACTTCTTCAACAAAAAAGTCACCACCTCAACGGACAGCGCGGTGAGATCGGCGGGGTCCAGCTCTGCCATTTCCTGCGCCGTCAGGGTCGGCGTGGAGATACGCGGAATGACGGTCATCATTGCGCCCACGTCCATATCCATAATGGCCTGCAGGCGGGTGCCACGCAGTGCGCCGGACTGGGGTTTGCGCAGCACAATTTCCGTGATTTCGGTTTTACCGCGCTTGATGGGGGTATCCAGCTGTACGGTCTTTTCAGTCAGCTTGTCGGTCATGTTCTCTTCCTGTTAATAGGTTCTGGCGCGGCTGCCCGCGCCGTTAAGTTAATCAGAGGCCCAGGGCGTTACGGTGCGCTTCCATCAGGTCCACACCGTCAACGATTTCAATCATGTTGACCAGATCGACCTCATAGAGCACTTCACCGTTGATCGTCAGCTTCGCGTAGCTGTTGGTGCTGCTCACTTTGGTGGTGTTGCTTTCGCCGGTCTTCCACTCCCCGGAATCCAGCTCCTTGTGACGCCCGCGCACGACCAGCTCCACGGCCTGCACTTCCCCGGTGTCGTCACGCTGAATGGAGCCGGTAAAGCGCAGCTGGATGCCGTCCACCGTAGTCGCCCCCATTTGCTTGAATAACAGCAGTTCGGTGCCGCCAATTGAAAATTCCGTGTCCAGCGCGCCGTCATCCAGCCCCAGATCGATATCCACCGAGCCGGGCATACCGCCGCCGCGATACTTTTCAAACTTGCGCGTGAATTTCGGCAGAGTGACTGATTCAACGATCCCCTGCCAGTTGTTACCCGCGTTGAACAGGTTCAGATGTTTTAACTTGCGTGGTAAAGCCATGGGGTCCCCTTACGCGCTAACCCGGCTGGAGAAATCCAGCAGGTATTGATCGGTGATACGCTGGCGCAGCATCAGGTTTTCAAGCGGCGGCACCGGCGTGTAGTCGTAGTCGATAATGAGTTTCCCGGCTTTCAGGGAGTCCTTATCATTCACGGATTCATCCAGCCAGCAGTCCGCCCCGATGATGTAGCCCTGCGTTTTAAGGTTGCGCAGTTTGGCGCGGATGCCTTCGATAATGTCCCTGGCCAGTGACGGGTTAAGCACGCCATCCACCGCCCACATGTGCGATTCTGCGATGGTGTCAGCCAGTACCTGCGCCGTGCGGGTGTAGTTTTCAAAAGCAAACAGCGGATCGTCACTGAGGCAGCGGGAACCCCAGAAACGGAAGCCGTCTTTGCGGATCAGCGTGGTCACATCGTTCTGGTTCAACAGGCCCGCATCGGTGGCCGGGTCCTGTAGATCCCAGAACACATCTGCAGAAAGCCCGGCAACACCATTCACGCCCACGTTGGACAGGGTTTTGTGCCAGCCGGTCTGTTCGTCAATTTTGGCGCGCAGGCCGAGCGCGCGGGCGGAGGCGTAAGCCGTCGCATCTGCATTCAGCACGGTGTCAAAGTTGATGAAGTCAGGCCAGATCAGCATCCCTTCGCGCTGGCTGAAGTTATCGCGGTAGGCAATGGCCTCCTCTACCGTTTTACAGCCGTAGGCGGACAGGTAGGCAAACCCGCGCAGGCTCTGCGCCACGCTGAGCAGCTCAGTGGCAACCGCCTGCGTGTCATGCCCGGGCACGCCGAGAATGCGCGGCTTAACGCCGAGCTGCGACTGCGCCGAAAGCAGGGCCTTCATGCCGGTTTTTTTACCATCAGCGGTCACGCCGCCGATAATGTTGGAGGTGGTTTCCGCTTCGGTTTCTCCCTGCGCCACGCGCACAACAACCGTCACAGGTTTTGCCTGGTCTGCAATCGCATCCAGCGAGCGGGCCAGCGTACCGGACTCGCCCGCTTTGCCGCTGGCGGTCAGTACATCAGTCAGCAGGACCGGCTTGTTGAGGGGGAACATGGCCGCATCGGCATCATCGCCGGTGCAAACCATGCCCACGATAGCGGTGCTCACCGTGGTAATGGATCGGGTGCCGTCGTTGACTTCAACAACGCGCACGCCGTGGTGGTAATCCTGAGCCATAAGGCAGTCTCTCCGGTTACAGGGGGTTTGCCTATGTTCTGGTTGATACGCGCTCGACGCACGCGGTGGCCGGTGTGTGGTAAACGACACAATGGAAGGGAAAAATATCCCCGCAAATGCGGGGATGGGATTAATCTTCGGGAGGCTCCGGCCACTTAATATCCGGGGCGGTTGAGGTGTCAAGCGCTTCCAGTGCATCCAGATAATCCAGCCAGAGATTGTACTGCGCCAGCTCATCACCCTTTAACCGGCCAATGACGGCTTTCCCGGGCCATTGCCGGTTATTCATGTAATCGTTAGCCTGTTGAATGCGGGACTGCCGTTCCACACCTGCCGCTGCGATGAGCGCTGCGCGTTCAGCGGCAACGTCCTTTTCCCAATTACTCCCGTTCCATTTATCGTACGGGGTTTCCGGTGCGGTGCTGGTATATCCGGCGCGGATCTCGCCGATGTAATCAACCAGGTGCGCACTGCCGTCAGCTGTTGAATAAACCGTTTTTCCGCGATTGTCAGTCTGCTTACTCCATGCCGAACCGGTAAAGACAAAGGCTGTTCCCGCTTCCTCCTCGCCAGGGTCAATCGCTGTGCAGTTCCCCGGCATGCTGACACCCTCCGGGATCAATTCATCTGACCACCCCCAAAACTCTTTTGTTTCCGGCCTGTAATAAAAAACGCGGATGTTGCCGGCGATAATTGCGTGTCCATTTTCATCAAAAACAGGTGTCATTATTTCGCCCTTACTAAAAAGTTGAATGCTATGTTTCTTGGTCGGGTTTCAGTGCCTCCTGTTTCCTTGACCACACCCGATTTGATAAATTTATTTCCATCACCCCCGTGCGCATCTACGGCCCCCCCTTTTGATGCCGGATTGCCACTGTCGGGCCAGGATTCGAAATCATGACCGTGGGCCTTAAAAGCGTCACTTTGAACGCTTAATAACGTACGCCCAGCATCCACACCACGCCCGTCATCCCAGATACGAGGGAATTCACCGCGTGCCTCTGTCAGTTTCAGGCTCGGAATAACCAGCGCCAGCTTTGGGTATGTCGTCGCTGAGAATGTTGCATCGTTCCATTTCAGGAAAACCATGTCTGCCCATTCAGGCATAACGGTGTTTGGCATGGCGGCAGACGGCCAGAAGAACGGGATGCCGATCGGAGGCAGACCAGCGGAAAGGCCGAGGTTATCGCGTGCGGCGGGTGCGCTTGTTGCGCCAGTACCGCCGTTGACAATGGGGATGGATTCAGCGCTGGAAAAAAGCTGGCGCACAGTGAATGCTCGAGCGCCTTTGGCTCCTGAAATCCTGACGTTATAAACCCGGTAGTTTGAGTTTGATGTCGCCATGGGAAATAATTGCAGTTCAAATGTTGTGCCATCACCAGAGACACCCACTACGTGAATGCAAACCTGAGTTCCTGCTACGTAATTAATTTGTGCAGGCGCGTTAGTCCAGTATGCATTTAATGTTAAATGAATTGCCCCACTTAAAAAATCAAACTGCTGCCAGTCAAATGTGCCTGTATTCACCATCGACGGCAGGCCGATCCCCATATTTTCAAAACCCAATGTCTTGCGACCACCTTCGGGGGTGGTTGCGCCAAGTCCGCCACTGGTTAGAGGGATGGTGTCCGCGCTGGTGAAAATTTGACGCACTGTGATTGTGCGAGTGCCTTTATTACCAGAGACAATGATGCTGTAAAAATCAAGCAGTGCAGCACCACGGGATGCTGACACAAGAAGGTGAAAATAATTACTTACTGAGTTGGCATACAGCACGTAAATGTAACAGTTGGTCGCAGCTGCCACATTAGGCAATACTGGGCCATTAACCCATTGCTGGTATTGCATGTTCTTGACAGAGCCGATAGTGAAACCCGCTTGCTGCCAGTCAAGCGTACCCGATGTTACCGGCAACGCTCCCAGACCCATCCCCAAATCATTCAGCGCCTTTGTTCCAAGCAATTCCCAAGGCGACCAGGTTGTGCCTGATAGTGTACGCTGCCAGGTTCTGTTTATCAGGGCTGCGTTTGTTGCAATAGGGGTATAAGTCTGCATTACAGCGGTTCCACTACTGCGTTTTGAAACGTTACAGATAGCAAGTGAAACCGTCTGCCCAGCGGGGATTGGGCTGTTAGTGACCGCGGCCGTGGTTGACCACATGCCGGGTGAGGTCAAAGTGTTCAGGTCGCCGCCAAAATCTCCAGCCATTGGGTTTGCCCCGACGAAGATCCACGCGCCCCAAGGCCCATCCGTTCCATTCCATGCCGCCGTAAGGTTTCTGGTATAAACATTTCCGCTGCCCGTAGTGTAGCGTTGCATTCCGCCCTGAAGACCGCCTGCTATAACCTCGAGAATGCCCTGCCCCCAACCTCCATCCTCTGGAAAGTTATACGCTGCTGTTGTATTGGTACTGGTTGAGCGTGACCAGATCCCAATAAAATCTGGAGTGGGCCCATAGCTGTTGAGATTGGCCGTTGCTGGCAGGCCTCCCCGCATGAGTAATGCAGGTTCAACTGCGCGGGTTACAAATTCAGTGGTTGCGAGCTGCGTGTCATTAGACGATTTCGGCGCTGTGGGCGCAGTAGGCTTTCCGGTCAGTGCAGGGTTAGCAAGTGGCGCCTTCAGCGCCAGCTGATTGGTGACTGTAGCGGCAAAATTCGCATCGTTCCCCAGCGCTGCAGCCAGTTCACCCAGTGTATCCAGTGCCTCTGGCGAAGAGTTAATGATGGCTGCCACTGCTGTTTTAACGTAGGCCGTGGTGGCGAGCTGGGTGTTGTTTACCGTCTGCGCTGGCGTTGGTGCAGTCGGCATTCCTGTCAGCGACGGGCTGGCAAGTGGCGCTTTAAGGTTGGTCGCATCCATGACCGTTTTCACCGCTTTTGGGGTGGCGGCTTGTGTTTCTGATGCGCTGTTTGTAGCGCTGTTGAGCTGAGTAAACCCTTTTGCGGTCAGCGTGGCGTCCGGGTGGTTACGTGATTTTGCGTGCTTGTCGATTTCATTATCAACGTAGTCCTGCGTCGCCATCACGGTAGTTGTGTCCATGGTGATAGTGATCGCGTTGACTTCGCTGACCGCAATCACCATGCGAATAACCATCTTTCGTCCGGCACCTTCGCTTAATGATGGCTTATAGGTTTCGGCCATATTACCGACGGCAAGCAGCGTGCCGGCAGCATCATAGAGCGCCATTTCCCGCAGCCAGAAACCGCCTGTACCCGGTGGGATCACCAGTTCAGCAACGATGTTTTTCGGATCGCTGGTATCAATACTCGCCCTGTTGATCGGCGCGCGATGAACCTCATTGACCAGCTTAGTCTGGGCAGGGTTCGGGGTGGGCAGCGTGCCACCGCCATCACCCACGGCCATTTTCGCGGTATTGTCCAGAACAATGCTGGCAGTGCCAGCCAGAACCGCCGCGATTTTTGCGGCACCTGCTGTGGTGATAATAGTTTTAAATTTCGCCATGATAATTACCCTGGATAAACCGTAATAATGTCGCCGTCATAGATGAGCCCGCCGGTGTACAGATAACCCGGGACCTCCTGAACGATGTTGATGGAGCAGTGACGGCTGACGGGCCTTGCATCACTGATGAGTCTGTCCATTTCGGTGTTCATGTTGGGCGTCATACCGCCATCAGGCACCCCAATGTCCAGCTCGAACGTGCCAGGCGTAGCATTGTTTTCCCACCATTCTGTAATGCCGATGATTCGTCCGAGCGGGCCAACCGCGCTGCGGATAGCGGCAAGCGTTCCTTTGCGGCGGTGAATGAAAAAGGCGTCACTGACGGCCTTGCGCTTGACGTTCTCTGCCCAGGCTTCATCCCAGCGGTCAACCGAAAATGCCCAGGCCAGATACGGCAGAAACTTCACCGGGCATTTCCACGGGTTCCACAGGTCACGCAGCGGCACATCAAGATTGCTGATATCGCTGCAGGCCTGCGACAAGCGGCGCTCAAGGGCAGACGAACCCGGCGGGAGCAGGCTATTCATCCGTTCCCCCGATAGTTACGGTTGACGCTGTGCAGTAAGCCGCCCTTGATTTATCCAGCACCACATCAACGGCAGGCGCGGTCAGCTCTACGCGCTGACCCCCTTCCACATGGAGCGCACCGTAAATTGCAGATTTGCGGATATCACGGCCCAGGCGCGCCTGGGCTTTAATGTAGGATTGCAGCCGCTCAATGGCCGCTGCTTTGATGGGTTCTGCTTCCGGCCCCGGATAGAGATAGAGCTTTGCATCAATCGTGTAGTTCACGATGGTTGCGGACTGCACCGTTACGTGGTCAGCCACTGGCCGCACGCTTTCATCGTTCAGGGCTGCAGTCACCACGGCGAGCAGGTCTGCCGCTGCCGTTCCATCTCCTTCGCGGGAAAGTATGGTAACGGTGACATTTGCCGGTGAAGGACTGACAGCTGAAGCATCAGCTACACGGCCATCAGCACTGCGCGCGTGAAATTCATAGGCCGCAGACGGGCCTGCAACACTCAATCCTTCCATGGCTGCCGGAATGCGCTGGCGCAAATCAGTATCCGACTCCATCACCGCTTCAACCGGCGGAACCGCCGTCGGGTCTTCGGGGGTGATAGTCAGTCGCTGTACGTTATTGATGGCCGCCAGTTGATCGAGATCGCCGCCCATGGCATAAGCCACCATGACCGCCTGCGCGGCCTCGTTGATGCGCTGGCGCAGCAGGATTTCCCGGTATGTGTTTTCCTGCAGTTGTTTGGTGATGGGTTCAGATTCCAGCTCAAGCGTACGCCGCACCGCATCCTGTTCATCTACCGGATAAAGGGCCACAAAAGCGGCCTTACGCTCTGCAAGCAGCGCCTCAAAGTCCGGCACCTCAACAATCTGCGGTGCCGGGAGCTGAGAAAGGTCAATAACTGCCATTGTCTGCTCCTGTTGATACCGAAAGGGAAACAGGCGCGCCGTTATTGCGCTTCCCGGTAAGCTCAACCACCATTGAGCCGTCAAAGCTGCTGCTGATAGTGATGGAATCCAGCGTAATCCGTGGCTCCCATCGGCTCAGGGCCACATAGACCGCAGACATGATCTGCAGGCGCAGCGCCGGGTTTTGCGGCTGGTCTATGAGGGCAGAGAGCAGGGAGCCGTATTCGCGGCGGGCAATACGGCTCCCCTGCGGCGTCAGCAGAATATCCCGCACCGACTGGCGCAGATGGTCCGTGTCCATGATTGCCCTGCCGTTGCTCTGGTTCATGCCGATATACAGCGTCATACCGGGCCCCCTGACTTATCGCCGCCGGACTTAACGCCGGTGTGCCCGTGTTCATCCACCACGATCCCGTTGGAACTCATCGTGCCGCCGCCCTGGGTGACGCTGCCGTTAATCACGACTTCGCTGTTAATACGGGTACTGTCAGCTTCCACAACAAACTCACCGGTTTTGAGGGTGATATTGTCAGCCGCCTCTATCACCATTGATTTGATACCTTTGACGTGCCAGCGCCCGGTGGCAGGTTCGTACTCAAACCAGCCCCCGTCCGGGTATTCCGTCACGCTGCCGTCCACTGAATCCGATGGCGGCGCAAACTGATTGGAGTAAATGGCGGGCAGCGCAAAAGCGGTTTCCAGATTGCCGCCCAGGCTCAGCAGTACCACCTGTTCATCCGGGGACGGGCACCACCATGTACGGGCACCACCGGCGCGCAGTGTCAGCCAGTTAATCCAGTTGGTTTCAAGCTCGCCCACCTTTACCCGGCACAGCCAGTTCTCCCGGTCCACTTCGGTCACGGTGCCGGTGCGGATCAGGTTGGTGATAAGGCGCATGATTTCGGTCAGTTGTGCGTTCATGCAGATAAAGCTAATGATTAAGATGTGCTTAATCGACTGGATTGAAATGTTTGGTTCATGGCACAATGAGGAACTTTTTCAAGGGTTAAATATGAACGAAAACATCGATCTGTTTATAAAAAAATTAATACATAAAGCGTTCCCAGAATTTAGCAATAAGGTGACATGGTCTTTAATTGCCGCAGGGATAGGTATACTTGCGTTACCTGCTCCGACATACTTATTGTTCATAAATATCATTATCGATTTTTACAATAAAACAACAAATTCTCATATCACTCTTATTAACATTGAGAGCATTACACCAAGTAGTGGTGTTGCTTTAACATTAATTTTATCAGGATTGATTTATCACCTAATCATAAAGGCACTTCAAATATTCCCAGAGATTCAAAATGAAAATAAAGTGAAAGAGATTCAAGAAAGAAAAAGAATCGCTGACATAAAACTTTATGAAACGTTTATTGGGATGTTACCTCCAACATCATTATCTATTGAACTGCTAAAAAGTCATGACTTCGGAAATTCCTATCATGACAATTCAGTCAAATCTTTCAACAAACTAGAATATAATTGGGGGCTTGCAGACCAACATTTTCACGACCAGGGAATTGAGCAAAAAGCAACTGAACTTTATAATGAAATAATGGAATTTAATAATTTCCTAGCACATAAATCTCACTATATCAACGGTCCTATTTTAAGCATGTTAACTAGCAGGGATCGAGCAATGGCAATGGAATGGTCACCGCAGACAGAGGAAAATGTAAAAAAGGCCAATGAATGGGGCTCTAAAATTTACAAACTCTACTGTGAATTTATAACTACATGTAGAAATAATCTGGCAATATAATTTAATATAAAACTTTTGTTTATAAGGATAACCAACGCAAGAACAAATCAAAAGTTATCCTTTCACTATTGTTATTGACGCCCAGCAGCCGACGCTCTGCATAGCGTACCTTCGGCCCCTTACGGCTTACACGATCACGTAAGCCATAATGATGCACACGCGCCATCCGCTGCACTTTCCCTTCAAATTGCACGTTGGCAGAATCCGCACTGGCAGCGGTTTTCAGGTATTTGGTGGTGCGAAGTTTTACAAACATCTGGCGCTTGATGCGGCCCTTTTTGCTGCGGGCCGTTACCCGGCGCGGCTCGTACCCACTGCCGTCAGGGTTACGCTGTAGCCTGATGTTCTGCTGTTGATTCCGGCGCAGCTCCTGCGCCAGTTTCCGCGTCATGCGCTGACGTGCTGCAGGCTCCAGATTTGCCAGCAACGCCGCCAGCCAGTCATCCACCCTCTGCAGATCACTCATGCTTCACCGTCCACATTTCTTCCGGTACATCCGGTTCTGGCACCGCCTCAACGCTCGACACGCCCCCGTCGGCGCTGACCAGTACGCGCTCTGTCAGCTGCAGGTTCAGGCTGATATCGCACACATCATTGCGAAGAATATCCACGTCAAAAGTGAACAGCTTTTCGCTCAGGTCAGGGTTGTTGATTGCATCCGGCTGATTGTCCGTGAGCCAAAGCAGAACGGGAGCCATCAGCAGATTCTGGTCCCCGCTGAAATCCTCGATCACCACGTTCAGGGTGTAGCGGTACTCCCATGACATGGAGCTGACCCCGGTTGCCACCAGTGAGCCGTTATCCACAAATAGGTGCAGTTTGTCCGGATTATTGCGGACATACGGCACCGCCTTATTCAGGGCGCTGCGTAAAGACTGCGGCTTGTTCACTGTCTCGCTCCTGACACGCAATTATCGTGTCCACTTTGTCAGCACACGCCGCCCAGGCGGCTTCCGTTTCATCCAGCACCGCATTCAGATCGCCGTTACTGCGCGGCGCTGACCTTTCCAGGCGGCACTGCGTCACTCTGGGACAGCCACTCACGGTAAGCTGCACCTCCGGCGAGGGCCGGACGCTCCCGCAGCCGGATAACGTCAGCAGGCAAAGGAGTGTCAGCCCAGCGGCGCAAATCCTCATTTTCACGTTTCAGATCCTCTATCCGGTGCTGACGGTTGCGCAGCAGCGCGGAGGTTTGCTCCGCCGCCGCGTAAAGCCGCGTCTGCTCCCGGCTGTTGGTTTCAGTCAGAATGGACAGGCCGATCAGCTGGCCGTTTTTCTTCGTCAGTTCCTGCGCTTTGCTTTTCAGCGCCGCGCCCTGCGTCTCGATGGTGTGGCTGGCATTGTTAAGCCGCCACGACTGCCAGCCCAGCGCCGCGAGCGTCAGCGCCAGCACTGCTACTAATGCACGCGTCATAAGCCAGCGCCTTTAAGGCACCAGGCCAGCTCCCGCGCGCGGCGGTTCTCCAGCCCTTTGTTTTTCTGACCATTAACGTAAATCCAGCGCGGCAGCTGATTGCATGCCTGCCACCACTGCTGACGGTTGATGTAGGACACCATGGTGGATCGGCATATTGCGCCGGTGCCCACGTTGAAGCCGATGCTTACCAGCGCATCGTAAACATGCTGCGGGGGCCTGACCTTCAGGCAGGCATCCAGCCTTTTTTCCGTCAGCAACACGTTGCTGATTAACCCCTGCGCCGCCTGCCGTTCCGTAATGGTTTTGCCGGGCACCACGCCGGACGTATTGCCGATCCCGTCAGTCCAGACACCCGCGCTGCACTGATAAGGCTGCAGGCGGCACCCCTCGAAATCGGCTAACAGCTTCAGTCCCTCGACTGAGATATTCAGCGACTGAAAACCGGGCAGCGTGGCGGCGATAGCCAGCACCATCCCGACAAGGCAGCGTTTAACGATTGAAGGATTCATATTCCCCCCGCGTGATTTGCCCGTCGCGCAGCAGCTGGTAGGTTTTGTGCTTGTAATACCAGTTGATAGCCAGCATCAGCACACCAATCAGCACGCCGCCAACCGTTGAAGCATCCTTAAGCGATAAATCGCCCAGCCATGCCAGCAAAACAGCGATGCAATACGTGATAAAGGCGCTGATTCGTTCAAGCGTCATAATTCAGTCCCATAGCTGGACGGTCTGCGCCGTGGTTGTCGCCGGAATGTCCGGCAGCTCCACCTGCAGCCCGTGCGGTAAAAAAGGGCCATACTCAGCCAGCCCCGGATTTGCCTGCAGAACCTGCTCGGTGACACCCTGCGTGCGCCCGTAATGACGCCAGCAAAGCGCGTCCACCGTGTCATACTGGTGCGCACGCACTTTCATCAGATAAGCTCCACCGTGCAGTGCGGTGCATTCTGCACCCGGCTGATAGCCCAGCGGGCATCACGCCACAGATCGCCGCTGGCCTCCGCCAGTTCCTCCCCTCGCTTTACCCCGGACGCCGTGGCGTCATAATCCTGGTAACGCTCATTGAGCACGGCGCGCGCCCAGCAATAGACGGCGTTAAGATAGTGCTGAATGCGCTCGCTTTTGCCGTCCAGCATTTCCGCCGGCACGTCAGCCAGATCCCGGTAGCCCAGCATCTGCTGACGGTTGCGGAAGTCGTACAGCTCAGCGTTAACCTCTGATATTGCTGTAAGCGCAACCTGCCTCAGACGCGGCTGCGTCACCGTGCCGTCAGTGCGCATCACACTGCGAAATTCCGACAGGTCCACGTCAGGCCAGAACGGCGTATTTTTAATAACGACCGCCTGTTCCGGGGCCTGTTCTGGCGCAATAAACTGCATGCGGCTTTCTCCTGAAATAGTGGGCGGTGGACGGGGTTTTGATGTGGCACTGCCTTTCGCCACCCCGTGCCGCCCGTGCGCGGGGCACGTTCGTTAGCGGCTGTCACTGCGCAATCTGCGCTCCAGCTGCTGCTTTTCTTTTTTCACGCCGCAGCGGGGATCGAGCTGCAGCGCATGGGTAAGGTGATTCAGGGCAGAAGCCGGGTTGCTTTCGGTCAGTACCGCGCCGATGGCTTTGTGCAGGCGCGCCCGGGACTGGTCCGGCATATCCAGATCGGTCGTCAGGTCCAGCGTCTGCAGGAGCAGATCGGCATCAAAACCGGTGGCGGCCAGCAGGGCGCTTTGTGCGGCGTCAGCCATTTCTTCCGCCAGAACGGTCTGCACGTTGCGGTTGCCCAGCGGCATCACCCAGCCATGACGCAGCGCATGACGCCCGATTTCCAGCGCACCGGCATAATCACCGGCGTCGATACGCCACAGCATCACGTACATCAGCACGTCATCCTGCTGCGCACCTCCGGCAGCCAGCACGCCCTCCGCCCAGGCGGCATACTTCGGCAGAAGCTCCACCTTGATTGCCGCCTTTTTCACGGTGGACTGGATACCCTTGAGGCGGCGGCGGTCTTCTGCCAGCTGGAGCAGCATCAGGTCATAGCCGGACGCATGGCGAACACTGCCGCCCTCCCGGGCGGCCTGTTCGGCCTGAATGCGCAGGCGGTGCTGCCGTGCGGGACTCAGGCTCATGCGTTACTCTCCACCTTCCGGCGCAGCTGGCGCGGTGAAATCACCGATTTCGATGTTTTCGACCAGGGCCGCGCAGCGATAATCTTCAATCACATACGCTTCGTTGACGGATTCAAAGTTTTCAATCCGATCACGCTTCGGGTTGTCGATAACAGAGCGGCGGCGGGTGTCCTCCTGCCAGTAAATAGACAGGTTATCCAGACGGGTGATCAGGAGGGCATTCGCCGGGAAGAACGGCGCGCGCACCGCCTGCAGGCCACCCATGCGTTTCTGGCTGATAATCAGATCGGCGGAGATTTTCTCGCTGTTTTCCTGCTCTTTGTTGACGAGCGGGAAATACTTGTCGGACAGTAGCTCGCGGCCGCAGATAACAACCAGCTCGTCATCGTCCTGATAAACCACGTCGATCAGCTCGCTAACCGCATCCATCACCACGGCGTCCAGGTTGGCATAGTCGCCGACCTTGCCCACCTTCACCGCGCCTGCAGTGGTGGTGCCGTCCTGGGTGGTGCTGCCCATTACGTGATCCGGCGCGTCTTCGCGGATTTTCTGCAGCCAGCCTTTATTCACGTCCTGCAGCAGCGGGTTTTCAGCGCGGTTGGAGGTTTTGGCGCGCTTCACGCCATTGAAGCCGATCATGATGCGGTCCAGCGCCTGGCGCTTGATGATGGCGTTACGGATACGCACCTGGAAGTCCTGGAATTTCGCCCATAGGTCCAGCTTTGCGTAGGTCAGCACCGTGTCAAAGTTGGTCTGTTCGCATTTATACTCCACGTCCTCCATCAGCATCGGATCGGTAGGTTCGCGCTCTTTGGTCGTGGTGTCGGTGGTTCCGGCAATGGTGGAGCCAACGCCCAGGCCAAGCAGCTGGCCGGACTGCTCCGCAACCGGCGTGATGTTAATCAGCATCAGAAAAGCGGCGGACTGCTGGATCTGGTCTTCCAGCGTCTGCTGCACGGACGGGTCCACGGTGAACTTGCTGGAAAGCTCTTCCACTTCCACGTTGTTCAGGCGCGCCAGCTGCTGCAGATAGGCGTTAAAGGCAAAGCGGGTATTCTTTTTCATCGGGTTTTATGCTCCATCAGCAATTGGTCAGGGTGCCTGCCGGTGCGTCACCGCCCGGCGCGCGCTGGCGGTAATCTTTACGGCTGTCTTCACGGCTCAGCTGCTGCTGAAGCTCGGCAAAGGCGGACTGCTGCTCCTGCAGCGAAGTTTCAAGTTCAGAAATGCGCGTGTCCTGATCGGACAGGGATTTATCGGTGCGCTCGCTCAGGTTCTGCTGCTCGGTGGCGACCAGCTCAACGGCTTTATGCACATCTGAGAAACGCGCATCATCGGTCTGCTCTTTTTTAGTGAACAAGGCGGTGACGCGGACAAAGAGAGACGGCTTTTCGTCCTGGGTTTCTTCCAGTTCAATCAGCGTTTCTTCGGCGGCGGTAAAGAGGTTTTCAGGATTCTGTTTGCGGTTTGCCAGCGGGTTGCGTGCGGCGCTGGCGCTGAAGGTCAGCATTTCGGTGCCCAGGCTCGCCGGATCGTCAGTGGCGGCCAGGCCGACAAGGTAGGCTTTGCCGGTGTCGGCAAACTTCGGGCTGACTTCCATGGAGGTAAAAAGCTTCTGGCCTTTTTTGACCAGTTCAACGAGTGAGCTGGTCGGCTCCACGTCGGCATACAGCGCCATTTTCCCCTTCAGCGGGCCGTCCTTAATTTCTTCAGCTACCAGCCCGGTCACTCTGCCGTAGCGGTTAAAGGCGCTGTCCGGTGAATAAGACTTGATGTGCTCAAGGTTAATCAGCGCGGTGTAGACCGCCGGGTTGTAGCTGGCTGCCATTTGCTCCAGCCATTCACGCTGGATTTCGCGTCCGTCGGTGGTAGCACCTTCCACCCCGATACAGAAACGCTTTGCTTTCACTGTCATGAGCCGTGCTCCGTTAAAAAAACTTACTGGAGCCTTATGGTTGCGGTGATGGGGGGAGTGAAACAACGCGCGGCGCTTGTGCCTTTCGCCATACAAAACGAAGCCGAAGAAAGAGGTCAGTCAAGGCCGTAGGCTTGTGCCATGGATATGACACTGACCCCCGCAGACCTCGATCCCCGTCGGCAGGCCATGCTGCTGTACTTTCAGGGATACCGCGTAGCCCGCATTGCTGAGATGCTGGGCGAGAAAGTTGCAACCGTTCACAGCTGGAAGAAGCGCGACAAGTGGGGCGACTATGGGCCGCTGGATCAGATGCAGCTCACCACCGCCGCGCGTTACTGCCAGCTCATTATGAAGGAGCAGAAAGAAGGGAAGGACTTCAAGGAAATTGACCTGCTGGCACGTCAGTCAGAGCGCCACGCACGGATCGGTAAATTTAACGATGGCGGGAACGAGGCTGACTTAAACCCGAACGTAGCCAACCGCAACAAAGGTCCGCGCCGTCAGCCTGAAAAGAACGTTTTCACCGACGAACAGATCGAGAAGCTGCAGGAGGTTTTCCACGGCTCGATGTTCGCCTACCAGCGCCACTGGTACGAGGCAGGCAACCGCCACCGTATCCGCAACCTGCTTAAATCGCGCCAGATTGGGGCAACCTTCTTTTTTGCCCGGGAGGCGCTGATTGACGCCATCACAACCGGCCGTAACCAGATTTTCCTCTCCGCCAGCAAGGCGCAGGCCCACGTTTTCAAGCAGTACATCATCGACTTTGCAAAAGAGGTGGATGTAGAGCTGAAAGGCGACCCGATGACGCTCAGCAACGGCGCGTGCCTGTACTTCCTCGGCACCAACGCCCGCACGGCGCAGAGCTACCACGGCAACCTGTACCTGGATGAATATTTCTGGATACCGAAATTCCAGGAGCTGCGAAAGGTGGCATCCGGGATGGCCATTCACAAAAAATGGCGGCAGACCTACTTTTCCACACCATCCAGCCTGACCCACAGCGCCTATCCGTTCTGGTCCGGCACACTGTTCAACCGGGGCCGCGCCAAAGCGGACAAGGTGGATATTGACCTGACCCACAGCAATCTGGCCCCCGGCCTGCTTTGCCCGGACGGTCAGTACCGCCAGATCGTCACCGTGGAAGATGCGGTGCGCGGTGGCTGTAACCTTTTCGACCTGGACCAGCTGCGCATGGAGTACAGCCCGGACGAGTACCAGAACCTGCTGATGTGCGAGTTTATTGACGATCTGGCGTCAGTATTCCCGCTCAGCGAGCTGCAGGCATGCATGGTGGACAGCTGGGAAGTGTGGTCCGATTTTCAGGCGCTGGCGCTGCGTCCGTTTGGCTGGCGTGAAGTGTGGATTGGCTACGACCCGGCGAAAGGCACGCAGAACGGTGACAGCGCGGGCTGCGTGGTCATGGCTCCACCGACGGTGCCGGGTGGCAAATTCCGCATTCTTGAGCGGCACCAGTGGCGCGGGATGGACTTCCGCGCCCAGGCTGACGCGATCAAAAAGCTGACGCAGCAATACAACGTGACTTATATCGGCATTGACTCGACCGGCGTCGGCCACGGCGTGTATGAGAACGTGAAGGCGTTCTTCCCAGCGGTCCGGGAGTTTGTCTACAACCCCAACGTCAAAAACGCCCTGGTGCTCAAGGCATACGACATTATCAGCCACCGCCGTCTGGAGTTTGACGCCGGGCACACCGACATTGCGCAGTCATTCATGGCTATCCGGCGCGCCACCACCGCCAGCGGGAACCGCCCCACCTACGAAGCCAGCCGCAGCGAAGAAGCCAGCCATGCAGACCTGGCCTGGGCAACGATGCACGCACTGTTTAACGAACCGCTGCAGGGCGAAGCCGCCAACACCAGTAACATTGTGGAGATTTTTTGATGGGCAAGAGGAATAAAAACCGCGCTGCAGCTAAACAAAGCGTTCAACAGAGTAGCGGCGTATCTGCAGAAGCATTCAGCTTTGGCGACCCGATCCCGGTACTGGACCGCCGGGAATTGCTGGATTATGTGGAGTGCGTGCAGATGGACCGCTGGTATGAGCCGCCGGTGAGTTTTGACGGGCTGGCGCGCACCTACCGCGCCGCCGTGCATCACAGCTCACCGATTACCGTTAAGCGTGACATTCTCAGCAGCACCTATATCCCGCACCGCCTGCTCAGCCAACAGGCTTTTTCCCGTTTCGTTCAGGACTATCTTGTATTCGGCAACGCCTACCTTGAGAAACGCACCAACCGGCTCGGCGGCATTCTCTCGCTTGAGCCAGCCCTGGCGAAATACACCCGCCGCGGCGTGGACCTCGACACATACTGGTTTGTGCAGTACGGATTCACTACGCAGCCTTACGAATTCACACCGGGAAGCATTTTCCACCTTATTGAACCTGATATTAACCAGGAAATTTACGGGCTGCCCGGCTACCTCTCAGCCATTCCGTCCGCCCTGCTCAACGAGTCCGCTACGCTGTTCCGCCGGAAGTATTACATTAACGGCAGCCATGCGGGCTTTATCATGTACATGACCGATGCCGCGCAGAACCAGGAGGACGTGAACAACATCCGCCAGGCCATGAAAAGCGCCAAGGGCCCGGGCAACTTCCGCAACTTGTTCATGTACTCGCCCAACGGCAAAAAAGACGGAATTCAGATCATTCCCCTTTCAGAGGTGGCGGCGAAGGATGAATTTCTGAATATCAAGAATGTGAGCCGTGATGACATGATGGCCGCGCACCGCGTACCGCCACAGATGATGGGCATCATTCCCAACAATACCGGCGGCTTTGGTGACGTGGAAAAGGCGAGCCGCGTCTTTGTCCGCAACGAGCTGATGCCACTGCAGAAGCGCCTGCAGGAGCTGAATGAATGGCTGGATGAAGAAGTAATTTCATTCTCTCCATACAGCCTAAATATAGATTAAACTTAGTTTGCTTTATTTTTTCTTGCTTCACGCCTTGCTCTAGCCTCAACAAGGCGTTGAGGCTCAGTGTATAAACGCTCAAGAAAAATGTAGGTGAAATCTTCTAAATCTTCAGCGGCATCTTTATCTAATATACCTTCGTGAGCACCATCATTCCCATCATCTTTGACACATTCAGCCAACTCTCTCAAGGACTCAGGCAAAATGCTATTTTCAAACAACCATTCCATTCTTAGCCCAAGGCTTCTTTTTATTTTTGCCGCTGGCGCGTCATCACCATTTGGAATAAGCCCTTTTGTTGCGTAATCAAGACAAAGCCTAAACATAGTGGCTGCTGCGTTATAGCAGCCAATCGCCAAACATTTAGCTCCTTCCTCATATGCAGTATTTATATGCGCAGGCAAAAATTCAGGCGGTTCACCAACCATAAGATCTGCAGGAGAAATACAACGTTTTACTCTGGCTACATCCTTCAGCCCAAAAATTGCCATCCTCCAATCAAAAGAATCCAATGCTTGTTCTTTGTGTTGGTTTTCGCAAAGAAAAAGCGTCGTTTTATGGCATTCTCTGCACACACAATAAACTTCATACACAGGAATATCCTGCATATCAAACGACTGATAAGATCCACAACAGTTTGCACCACGTACATCAAAAGCAATTTTTTGTGTACCACATCTCGGACAGTCGTCTACGTACGTTGCCATGGTCCAATCCCCCACTAATTTCCTTTAAACCGAGCCGAATCGAGGCCCGTGACTTACTCATTTTGATATCAACGCTTCTGCTTTACAACCATCAGCGCGCGCTCGTATCCCCGCCACGCCTGACCGCTTTATGTAGCGGTTTTCATGCGCCTGCATGACATAAGCAAAAGCCCGCCATTACTGGCGGGCCTCAGCTAAAACGATCCTCACACGATCATGCGGATTCATGCAGCATAGTCATGCAGTGGTATCCTGCTCTGCCTTCTCTGGTACTGAGTAGCTGTCAAATGACATATAGGTGCCCGTATCAAACAACGAAACAGCTTCGACTTGATCCATTGGTATCACATGGCGAAAATGTTGAAGGTTTAACCCTCGCTCATGCTGATTAGCAGCAATGCCCTTTTCCAGATACAGCTCGTAGTAGCGATGTTGTTCATGATAACGGAGTGTGTCCTTATCACGATATCCACTGATATAAGGGATAATCGCTAGATGCTGTGTGTGGCTGTGCTCAATACGAGGCGCAGCGACATATCCGATATAAACCTTGCGTGATTTTAATGTGACAAAAATCAGCATGTCTTCATCGATTGCCTGTACCAAAAGCGACTCAACCCCATCCATTGCGGCCATTTCACGGTAGGCTGCCTGTCTGACCTCTTCGTTTTTAATCGCTTTTCTGGCTACATCTCCCGCGACATAAGCCATGAAGCTGGCAGCAGCCATAGAAAGGACAAAAAATACGGGGTAGGAGAGGATTGTTTTATCCGTCAGCCACGAATAGAGGTCTTTCATCTGATAAGAAGCAGAAAACAAATGAGGGATCGAGATTAGAAGACTTACGGCAAGTAGTAAGAGGTATAAAAAAAGAACTAAACCAAATCCTTGAATGACAAATTTACACCCATGCATTGCAACATAGAAGTATGATGTCCAGCCATTAGTTCTTGCGTGGCGTATGCGGGATTGATAATGGTTCTCCGTGTACCAAAACCCGCATACGAGTACAACCATTATGACCAATGGTCCCATCGTTTATCCTTAACGTTTAGCAGCCAGTTCTCTCATTCTGGCCTGCATTGACTCACGAACCTGCTTGTTATCCATGTTCAGCACTGCGTTACCATTGGCATCAGTGGTTATTTTGCTGTTGTTGGACTGCTCAATCTCCTGCTGGATGACACCTTGCATCAACCTACCTGGAGCTGAAAGAATTTTTCCAAATATCTTAGTCATACGACCTCCTCGCGGTGCCTACGTAACATGTGGCATTGCTGATAATTCTTCTTGTTATGACCTCATTGTAGAACAATGCCGGGTCGCAAACATCCTGTAGACTCGTTTATCTATCCCATTTTCACAGTCAGAACAAGAAAAACTGTTTCCAACTCCACCTACATCTCCCAAAAGGGCACATGTTGTGTTTCTGCATTGATGAAACAACTAACGCCTCGCCGCACTCGTTATTCAACCTTGCTGGCGTCAGAATCAAATTCTCACGCCAACAACGTTCTTGCTACTAACTGGGAAGATCCATCGAGCGACCGTATTCATGAGCACGAATTTTCGCCATCAGCTCATCCGTCAATTCAGAAACCCACTGGATAGCCAGCCGCTTTTCCTCATCATCACACTCACTAGCCGCTACAAGCTTGATAAAAAAGTCTATGCGCTGGAGCTTCAACGACTCCAAGAAATAATCCTGCATCTTCCCTCCTCTTGATACTACTGGATAGATAACTGTATATATATCCACTGGTTATACATACAGTAAATGATGCTTTTCCGAATGTAAAATGCTTTTTAAGCTTTCCATCTGATATGTCTCATGCTGCTATCGCCATCACGTTAAGCAACATAGCGGCTATGAGTACCACTGACGCCACTTATCATCTTCTTGCAGCCGTTGATTACGGTAAAACAGGCGCAGCCCGGCTCCAGATGGAATGCTGCCGCCACGCAGAAGCAGATCCACTTCCGTTTCACTGGCGTCAAAGCCTCTGGACAGCAACTCCGCATCGAGCTGTAGCCTTTGGTGCTCCGTAATTTCCTGTTTATAGCCTTTTCGGCGCTTCGGTTTAACCAACCGCAGCCTTGTCGTCAGCTTGCGCAGTTCCTTTTTGCTCATGTTATCGAAGTCCGGTAGCACTGCAGGTTCTTCGCTACCCGATAGTTCGCCCCCTGTCTGGTACATTTTTTCAACAGGGGGACAGTTATTGCCACGAGTCCAAGGGGCGCAAGCGCCCTGGTCGGCTGCCGCCTCCTGAACGTCAACGGCTTTACGAACCATTTTCCACTTCATTGCGTGCGTGCAGATCCGGCCCTCAACAATCGGAGACCATATGCCATAGATACGGATGCCGTGATCGCCGTAGGTGCCCGGCTCGTCGTTGAGCTCGTAGGCCGTTCTGATAAGGTGATTTTTGCGGGGAACCAGTACGCCGCCCTGCTTCATGATGTAGGTGGCAAAACAGCCCACGTCAGCGGCAGCCAGTACGGCATCCAGCCGTGCATTTTCCAGCACCTGCGCACCGGCTTTTTTATCGCCCTGCGCTCTTGCGGCCTGCCCGGCCAGCAAACGCAGCTCGCGATAAGCCTGACGTCCTGGAATACCGAAGAAGCGAAACTGCTGAACGCGGTGCAGGGATGCCCAGGCGCTAACGTGCTCGGCGCTGTCGCGCAGTGATTTACCGGTTTCTTTGCTGATCTCTTTCGCTAATCCGCGCCCGTCGATGTTCTTGCTGATGTATTTAGCGATATAGCTGGTCGGCGTGCCTTTGCGCGGGTTGATGAGTTCAGACTTGAAGCGCGGGCCGGTATTGTTGCCCAGCTCGGTGCGGTCTTCACGAATGGCGAATTTACGCAGCAGTGCAGTGAGGGTGCGGCGGTCTTTCTTGCGCATAAAGCACAGCAGATGCCAGTGCACGGTGCCGTCGTGATGTGGCTCAGCAACACGGACGCCATACCAGCGCAGCCCGGCTTTGTGCATGGCTTTGCGGAATGCGGCGAACGTATCGACCAGATAATCACTGCTCTGCCGGACCGTTTCGCTGGTCCACTTCGGATTGGGCCTGCCGTTGTTGAGCGTGGCGTGGAAGCGTGATGGGCAGGTGATGGTATAGAACACGGCGCAGTCTCCGCGCATCTCTGCGATTAACTCCAGTCCTTTCACACAGGCCATCATTTCATTACGACGGTGCGCCGGGTTGCTGCTGCTGGCGTTCACCACGTCTTCCATATCCAGCGTGTCACCGTCGGCATTGACCAGCTCGTGTGACTGGAAAAACTCTAACGATTTACGTCTCTGCTCACGTTTGTGGATCACGGCCTCATAGCTGACATATGGGGACGCTTTCTTGTTCACCAGGCAAACGGCGCGCAGCTGTTCTTCCCGCCACTCGCAGCGCATCTGCCAAAGTTTGCGATACCACCAGTCGGCGCACAGCATACGCGCCAGCGAGCCGGGAATAAGGTCATAGGGCACCGGCTTACGACGGCGTTTCTTGCGGCGCAGCTGTTCAAAGGCTGGCGGAATGACATCAAGACGCATAGCTTCTGCCGCTACCTTTTCCCATGACTGGCGAATTTGTTCAGGCTTCACGTCATCCGTCACAAACAGATCGCTGCAGGCCGCATCGAGACACATGCTCATATGTGCCGCAACCAGTGTAGACAGGCGCTTGACCTGTTCCTGGTTCATTTCAGGCAGAAACAGCAGTCCCTCCAGACCTTCGTGGCACGCCATAAACCGGAACGAAGCAGACACCTGACTTTCACGCACACACTCCAGTCGCTCAAGACAAGGCCTGATGGTTTCATGCAGATAGCGGGAATATGCCTTCGGCCTTCCTAAGCCCTGGAAGAATTTAATCCTTTCCAGCAGAGGTTTGCTGACGTGGGCGGGTTCAGCGCTGACATTAGCCAGAATGACTAAATCTGGATTAAAGCGCTGCTGCTCGCGCGCCATTTTGGCGCGGCTTATGAGCTGGTCCTGTTCCATTTCACGCTGAACAGGATCGCGGGATTCATTGAAGAAATAGTGTTCCCAGACCTCATCACTCCGCTCCTCGCGGCGTAACTGTTCCTGCTCGTTATCCGCTGCGTAAAGAGTGATCAGGTTTGAAAGCGCAGAAACCGGCGCAACTTCCGCCGGGTCCAGATAGGGGTTTACAGCTTTTTTTGGGGCATTCCATGTGAAAACCCTGGCGGCCTCAGTCGGGCCGCCTTTATCTTTTATTAATTCAGGCATCACTGACAGGCTCCGAATCTCACAGCGCGCCTCGGGTGTAATGCTTCCCTTTCAGTTCAGCAATTTCCTGGCAAGTCACGCAGCACTGCACGCCAGGGATAGCTTGTCTGCGAGTTGTTGGAATTGGCGCGTCACAGTCAATGCAAAGAACGCGGGCAATACCCGGCTTTCTGGCGCGGGCGTTCTGGATATGGCGCTGCAGGTTTTCTTCGACGCGCTGCTGTACAAGATCCATGGAATCAGCCATCAGTGCCAGTCTCCGCGTGATTCAGCTTCATAACGGGCGACTTCTCGGCGCAGCAGTTCCGCTGCCTCCACTCCATTCATCCCCTCTTTCAAGATATGGATCGCCAGTGCTTCCATGCGGATGGACACGGCAAAGGCACAGCTTTTACGCTCATCCAGACGGGCCTCGTTAAAAAGCTGGAATAAACCGGCATCATCCGGTCCTGTTTTGGTGGTGCGGGTTTCACTATTTCGCATAATCAATTCTCCTGAATTTGGGCAAAAGAATGCCCGGCGGGTTTACGCCATTAATTTCTGTTGTTGGTTAATTCGGCATGGTTAGCCGTTTGGGAAATAAGCTCACCACTGCACGAAAATGATTCATTGCTTTAATTAGCTCCCGCGTTTCGTCAGTGGTCAGTTCACTAATCTTGACGCTGTGACGTTCTGCCGGAATTTTTGCCATGAAAAATATGGCGGCCAATGCCCTCTCGTTCTGTTTATAATTAATGTCGCGTGGATCACGCAGCTCATGAATAAACTGTTCCAATTCCCGCTCAATATTCAGACCAAACACTTTTGCTCTCAGCTCCGCGATGTGGTTCAGCCCATTCAGGCGCTGACCGGTACTTAGTGGAACAGTCGCTGCAGGGCCTTCAATAGCCATGGTTTCCCCTGTTTAATAGTGGACAGGTCAGCCAGAAGTGCATCCTGCGAGCGGCACGGATGCCAGCGCTTACCATCTTTCCCGAAAATCCAGCCGTGACCGCAGTGCATTGCCGGGCTTTGTTTAACGAGAAGCGAAGCAAATGAGGGTTCATTTTTCAGCATAAACACCTCAGCTCAGACCGAACGATGAACCAAGGCCCGTCACCGTATCGACGACACTTGCCATTGCAGGGTTGGCCTGTAAACGCGCCTGTAGTGAAATAGCAGTTAAAGCCATTAGACGAGTAACAGAGTTGACGCTTTCAACAACCTGACGCCGTGTGGTTGCATTCATCTGAACGCCAGATACTGCGCTGGCGGCGACACGGCCGATCTCAGCAGTGGCTTTCAGTACGTAGAGGGGCATTTTCTCCCGTGAGACTTCATTGGTTGGCACACATGGTAGGCAATGGATCTGCGCCAGAAACCCATCAACCAGTGTTGAGTCTTCGGTGATATCGGTCAGCTGCCAAATGTCTGATGCTGTGAGTTGGTGCGGTTGCTCAGGGTTGAGCTTATTACGCAGGGTTTGAACGTTCATACCTGCACGTTCTGCCAGCTTCGCCATGTTGTGGCGTAGAGCGAAAGTCCGGCAGGCTTCATTGAAATGGGGATGTTTTGATATGCGATAGTCAAACATAGTCAGTTGCTCCGTGATGTCTCAAAATGGAACTAGTTGATATTCACGTTGCAATCAGACAGGGCATCGATCGTCATAGCAGCGATGTTAATCATCACTTTTTCACGCTTTTTGTCCTTGCGTAGACGATGACGAAGCAACCGCCCATCTGCAAGCATATCGTTGATAGTGTCTATAGATAACCCAGTGAGTTCACTATATCTTTCGATAGTGACGTGGGGGGTAATGAGAGTGATTGAAATGTTAGGTCTCATGATGCAACATTCCTCGTTTAGCAATGATTAATCAGGATGAATACTGATCGTTTGTATTTTGTGAACATCATAAACATACGATCACATCATGAAATCGTCAAGGTAAAAGTTCACTTGGAGTGACCATGAATCTGGAGAAAGGCGGCCGTGGTGCCATAGAGCGTATGGTTGAAGCCTATGGTTTCAAGACAAGACAAGCTTTATGTGATCATTTGGGAATTTCAAAGAGCACGCTTGCAACACGCTACATGCGCGACTCGTTCCCTGCAGAATGGGTGATTCAATGTGCACTTGAAACTGGCACGTCTCTTAACTGGCTAACTACTGGTAAGGGCACTCAACAAGGTTCACAAAAAGAAAACATTCTTGAGATTGAAAAATATCTTCTTTGTGCAGGAAAGCTCAAGATTGATGGTTCTTACATCTTTGACAAAGCATTTCTTCCAGAAAAACTTAGAAAACCTCTTGTAGTCGTAGAAAATAACTCTGTATTTATCTGCGACATGGAGTATGACGATGTGCGGGATGGAAAGTGGGTTTTAAACATTGATGGGGAGACCGTGCTTAGAACTGTTACCCGCCTTCCTGGAAATCGAATCCTCATTGATGGTGGTAATAGTTCTTTTGAATGTGCAATAGCAGATATTGAGATTAAGGCAAAGGTCCTTATAATTTGTACCAAATAAACAACATAAAACTATTACAAAATAGCCAACAGGCTAAAATATAAAAACAAGGCGTGAAATAATGTTTTTAGAAGATAATGATTTCCAAAAGATATTAGGAGCTTTAAACAAAAGCAAGATACAGAGAAATTTCAAAACCTATGAAGGTGATATAGTTACTGACATGGAGAAAATTTTCTCCTCTTATTCAAAGGTGTTGAAAAAGTTCTTAAACAAAGAATTATCCTCATCCCAATCTTCACTTTACCATAATGTACTTAGCAGAATAGATAGTATTGATGAACTATCTAATTCTATAGTTATAGCAACAAAACAATATCTCGAAGGTAATGTAAGACAATCATATAATACTTTCAGCATTGCCCTAGACGTACCTGAAATTAGGAGTAGCCTAGCTTCATTAACAAAGGAACTAGGACAATGGGCTAACGTGACGCGACCAGCATTTAGAGTAAGGATTAGTTCCTCTCCACTTTTAGAGAGGGAGCAAATGTTCCATATTTCATTCAGCAATAGGCATCTGGTAAAAACTCAAAGGTACTCTGTTGAAGGCCTTCCATGTTTATATTTGGGTACATCTCTGTATATTTGCTGGCAGGAATTAGGTTGTCCTGACCTTGATAAGCTATATATTTCTTCTTTCAGGGCTACAAGTGAAGCCAAAGGACTTGGAATATTAAACCTAGCATATACACTTGATTCGCTTAAAGAAAGGAAAATAGTATTTTTATTTGATGACGATAATTATGATAGTGAAAACACCCAAGTTGCATATTTAACATTATGGCCACTTGTAATTGCATGTAGCTATGTTAAAAAAGTTAAAGATGCACCTTTCAACCCTGAGTATATTATACCTAATTTATTAATGCAAAAAATTAACTCAGATGAAAGTATGAATATTTCTGGCTTAGCTTATTACTCAACCAAAAGCGAGAAAACCAGTAGCGATGCATTTGGTGTAAATATCGTACTACCACCTAAAGCTACTTATAATGACATGACCTCATACGATTTTTGCCCTACACTTTCAAGCAATATGCTTTTAACCAGACCTGTTTCTTGGTCTTTATTGTCTACTCTTAATTTTGAAAATAACTCTCAAAACTTTATCACTGAACGAAATATTGATGATATTTATGCCACACTATTAGATAGCTATGGCTCATCTGATTTTAATCTTCTTGAACAAAATATAAAAAAACACTTTAAGTTTGAAAAAATAGAAAATAAAGTAAAATAAAAACTATGTTTGTTTTTTTAAGAACATACATTGACCGCTGTTCAAATATACAGTTAAATTTAGCCCTCAGACATGAGGGCTTTTTTATGGCAGTACGAAAACTTGACACAGGAAAATGGATTTGCGAATGCTACCCCGCCGGGCGCAGCGGGAGGCGCGTGCGTAAGCAGTTCTCCACCAAAGGTGAAGCAGTGGCTTTTGAACGCCACACGATGGATGAATCGGAGGCTAAGCCCTGGCTGGGTGAATCGGTAGATCGCCGAACTCTGAAAGACGTCGTTGAACTCTGGTTCAAACTGCACGGCAAATCCCTAACCGCTGGCGAGCATGTTTACGACAAGCTGGTCCTGATGGTCGATGCACTCGGAAACCCTCTTGCTACTGAGCTCAGCTCGAAATTATTCGCTCATTACCGTGACAAACGCCTGACGGGTGAAATCTATTTCAGTGAGAAGTGGAAGAAAGGTGCCAGCCCGGTAACTATCAACCTTGAACAAAGCTATCTGAGCGGTGTTTTTAGCGAGCTGGCCCGACTCGGAGAATGGACAGCACCGAACCCGCTGGAGAACATGCGCAAGTTCACCATCGCAGAAAAGGAGATGGCCTGGCTTACGCATGAACAGATAACAGAGCTTCTTTACGACTGCCAACGCCAAAGCCCCCTTCTCGCTTTGGTCGTCAAAATCTGCTTGAGTACCGGAGCACGCTGGCGCGAAGCGGTTAACCTCACCCGCTCCCAGGTCACAAAGTACCGAATCACGTTCGTCAGGACCAAGGGCAAAAAGAACCGCAGCATTCCGATTAGCAAAGAGCTTTATGAGGAAATCATTGCCCTGGATGGCTTCAATTTCTTTACAGATTGCTACTTCCAGTTTTTGTCTGTGATGGACAAAACCTCAATAGTGCTTCCTCGTGGGCAGTTGACTCATGTTCTGCGCCACACATTTGCAGCGCACTTTATGATGTCAGGCGGGAACATTCTCGCCCTGCAAAAAATTCTCGGCCATCACGACATAAAAATGACCATGCGCTATGCTCACCTGGCCCCTGATCACCTTGAAACAGCCCTGCGCTTCAATCCGTTAGCTACTTTGCCAGATGGCGACAAAGTGGCGGCAGCGGTTGGCATTGCCCCGTAATCGCCACTCCTTATCACTAACCTAACTTATTGATTATCTTGTAACTCATTGTTTTCACTAACCCGTTTACATAAATGGGTTTTTTGTTGTCTGTGATTTACACTCATGTGTCGACAAAATGGCGACTGCATTAAAAACTGTTGCTGAAATCTGTTATCCTCCCCCCAGATTTTTCGCTCTCATCACTTCTGAAAACCATCGATTCCTGACAGCTAACGATTATAATCACAAGGAAAAATCAGCCAGAATAGCCGCATGAAAGAATATGAATGTTCACTGAGTTGCTGTCGAAGCACCCTGGGAACTCGAAGACGCGCTGCTCGCATCAATTCCACTTCCGTAAAACAACCAGAGGAACGTTCGTGACTTTAGAAGGACGCTTTCAGAAATGCGTCGTCAGGCTGCGATAGAGACATGATTGAAAGAGATTGCAGATGGAGCGGTTTCAGAAGAAGATTGGCAGCGTAGTGACATTTTGGCTTAGAATGAAGAAACGATGGGTATCACCTTCAAATGCTATGATAGCATCAGAAAAAAAATCACCTGAACATGACTATGAACATCAGAAATGACCTTCACGGACTAACAATATTCCGTTTTATAACTGCTTTTTATGTATTTTTATTTCATTGTAATCTGAGATATAAGGCTGAAGTCTCCGAGTGGCTGCAATCTGTGATTGGAAATGGCGCTATTGGAATGTCTTTCTTTTTTGTCCTTTCTGGTTTTGTCATGGCATGGGCTTCAAGAAAGGGAATTAAAGAAAACTACTATCGTTCCCGAGTCGCCAGAATATTCCCTGCCTATTTTATTATGGGTTTGATTTCGATTCCTTTCCTTTTCGAATACAACTTAAAACAGGCCATAACCTATATTATATTATTTTTAACCACTGCTCAGTCGTGGTTTCCTGACAGTTTTAGTCAATGGAACTTTGGTGGTTCATGGTCTGTTTCAACGGAAATGTTTTTTTATCTCGTTTTCCCATTCCTTTTGCCGCTAATTAAAAAAAGACCGATACTTTCATTAAGCATTGCGATCATAATATCCTCAATAATCATACCAATATCTATGATATTAACTAATAGTGCGGATTTCCCACGTTATTATGTCAGTCCTGTCCACCGCTTACCGGAGTTTGTAGCAGGTGTAGCGATTGGATGTATTTTTGCGCAAGGTTTCCGTTTCACTCGTTTTAACAAAAGTTTTCTTATTCTCGCTATAGCATCACTACTTTTCATTTCTCCGACGAGCAATATTGGCTGGATGCAAAACAACTATATAACACTACCTGCTACTTGCATTATTGTTTATTACCTTGCAAGTGCAGCTATCAATAAAAATATAATCACACTCCCTTTGATATATTTAGGAAAGATAAGTTACTCATTTTACTTGATGCAGTTGCCTATCATGATTTATATAACAAAATATCATGACACTCTGGCATCATTTCCAACATGGTTTATATGGACACTTTTAGCATTAATTAACTTAGTGATGGCTTCGGCTTGCTACCATTTCGTTGAAGATAATAAGACTATAAAATCTTTCATTCTTAACTGGAAGCGCAAACCAAATTCATCATTGGAATTAAGTTAG